GTTGACACAACTGATGGTACGACGGTGAACACGGTCAGTACTGGCACTATAGCATCAGGTGTATATTCACCTGGAACTATAGCAGCAACTCAAGATAGTCCTGGATCATCATTTAGCTTCGCTCAGAGTTATACTCAAGCTGACGCTATTCCAGGTAGTGCTGTAACAGTTGGTGCATCTCAAAACTTCGGTGACATTAGCAGCACTGCTGGTGGAACCGTTGGTGACCTTGCTGGTTCAGTAACAAGTAGTCATGGATTTAGTGGTGTAGCGGCTGGTGGAGCTAACACCTCAGCTACTTCTCAATTCGTGACAGAGCTGACAATTAAGTAGGACATGAAGGATGAATAAATTTATCCTACTATTCCTATTATTAATTCCGTCTAGAACCCTTGCGGTACCAGTGGTCCCAAACTTCCAACAGGGTTCGATGACGAGCCATACCGAGACTGAATCTACAGTCACGGAAACCATAAATTCAGTAGATTATAGAACAGGATGGGAATACAGCGTGACTGGGGTAGGCATCTCAAACAATGGAGAAGCACTCAACCCCAATGTGAATACATCAACAGTGACAATAGACCCTTCAGTAGGAACTGGAGAAGGAGCTATTACGGGAAGCGTAACATCTTCCTTCGATGCATTAGATCTCTCCAATCAAAGTACTTACACAATGACAACTCCAGGTGCGGCATTTCAATTCACCCAGAGTTATCAAGGCCCAGGCATGACCAACCAAACTCTCATACAGAGAGTCACCACAATCGAATCCGTCACAGACACAACAAGCGTGTTTACGCAGTAATAGCAGCGGTTCTCGGTTTTAATTCTTTACCTATAGGAGCACTAGCTCAAGGTGTAGGTGGTGTTAGTGCTACTGCTAATCCTATAGCCAATAGTTCGGGCTCGGTAACGAACCAGGCAATACAAGTTTTACAAGGTCCATACGTAACTAACACCTACGGTGGTGGTGTGTCGTGTCAAGGTACGACTCTAAACATGACACCATATATTCAATTTGCAGATTCAAGGAAAGATCCTTGGGAAGATTTTTATAACGAACCACAATATAATACTACTGACGTAAGTGGTAAGATGACTCCTACTTATGTTAATGTCAAGAACTATCCTTGGGAAGATTGGTATGATGATAGAACCTATACTAATGATGCTGGTGAGGAAGTAAGATGGTTCCCAGATGGATCAGACATTACTATCATTCAAGATGTAGATGGTGCTAATGGTGTTCCAGATCTAATTGATGGTGGTGGAGATATGACACCTAGTTGGTATAAACCAGTAAGGACTGATATGAAGGCGAACCAGAGTTTCAACCTAGGTCTCTCTGCTACGCTTTCGATACCACTTAACAGGGGTATGCAAAAGAGATGTAGATTAGCAGCAGAAGCACAAACAGCAGCAGTCAATCAAGCTACTGCTAACAAAAGATTAGACTTTGAAATCGCACGTCTCAAAAATTGTGGTGAACTTATGAAGGCTGGTATTATGTTCCATCCAAACTCACCTTATGCATCTATATGTGCTGACGTAGTTGTAACTGCACCAGGTGGACAGATCATTCCACACGAACACCAGATACCACAACCTAGTTGGACTAACCCTTCTTCTTCAACGGAGGTAAACCCTTCTTCTCTCGGTACTTCTCAGTCATCCTCTCAGTCAAGTTTGGACGGCGTTCCTCTTTCTTCCCTAACAACTTCTGAATCTTCGTCATCACTTTCTTCACGACAGGTTTCACAGCCTTCAGCAAAAGATCTGCTAGGGGTTTGGCAAATAGGGCAGACGCAGTTGCCACAGTCGCAATCGTTGCCGTAGTTGTTACAACACCTGCTGATGGAAGGAATTGTTCCACTGCTGGTACTGGTTCCCAGATGGTCTCACAGATTTTACCGTCAGGTGTCAGTTTATATTCTTTTACTTGCTCATCACCCTTCTGATTCCTATCACCTATGCGTCTAGCATTGGGTGGAGGACACTCTATCTCATCTGATCCTGTCTTTGGTATCTCAGGTGTTCCTGGTGTCTGAAAATCTGTATCTACATCAGTATCTGTATCTACACCCTCATCAACATCATCAGGTTCTGTATTAATTGTCTGCCAAAATAATTCTCTATAGTCATAGTCAGGTGGTTGGTAGTAAGGCATACCAGCATCACATAACGTAGTCTGTCCTTTAGGATCATCGTTTACTAGATTCTTATTACTAGATGGATCCTTCTTAGCATTCTCTTTGTGTACTGTTACACAACCAGGCATATTAACAATAGGTGTACCAGCATTAACAGTGACTGGAACATCTATTGGCACTGCCTGTGGTGGATTCATCAACCAACTACGTGTTTCTCGAATATTAACATTCCTTATATCTGCAACATACGTATTACGAACACCAATATTATAGTTACCAATTAAAGGTATCCCTGTTCCGTTGACTGTTATGTCAGGTATACCAAGTCCACGGAGAGTAATATTAGGTACATTATGAATAGGATCCATAGGTAAGTATCCATTTTATTTTGGAGGTATCTGTTCCTTATAGTCTTTAGGGTCTTTCAATCCTTTAACAGGACCACTAGTTTTTGGCCAAGCATTAACTAATTGTAGATATACTTCTTCTCTTACTACTTTACGTATCTCTTCTATACGTGCGTCTTGTCTTTTCTGAGGACCACCAGTTTGTTGGTCGACGACATGATTGCCACCGACAAACGCACCAGTACCTACTACTGCTACTGCTGTTCCAGTTGATGCTATCTTTTGGATATCCATTAGCAGTCCTTCATCATCTCTGCCATATCTCCACCAAGTTCAGCACCTTGATCACCACCAAACATAGTAACCCAACCAGCAGCTAACCATCCTACGAATGGTATGCCTGATACAGCAGGAGCTGCTGCGGCACCAACACCACTACCAACGAGGCGACCAGTCTGTTCTCCACCTCCACGTGCTTTGAGGCAAGCGATTGTTTTTTCTGAGAGTTTTCCGTCTGGATTTGCAGCTGCTTGGATTGCAAGTGCTGCTGGATCAATCCATGCTGTCTTGGTTGATACTGGTCCTCCATGGTGTGCTGCACCATCGGCAGTAAATTCGATAACTTCTTTAGTAGTATTATTAGCGAGTCCCAGAAACCCACCTTTCTTTTTCCTATCAATCGTAGTAACCATAGTCTTAGGATCATTAGCTCTATAACTCACACTATAACCATCTTCACTAACATGTGCTTCATAGGAAGTATATGCTCCTACTGGCATATTCAAACTAGGAAGTTTAGATGAATCTCTCCTAGCAAGCATACCAATCATACCTATATGAGATATGCCTATAACTCCACCCAATCCAAGGGCAAACCATTTTGTTAAATTAATTTTATCCATAACGAACCTCGTAATTTATAAAGCGTTTCCTGGAACAGGAAGTCCCATGCTACCACTACCTATAGAAGCTTGAGGTGTAGTTGGTACAAGATCAGGAGTTCCTATAGGAAGATCCCCACCAAGACTACCACCTAGACCACCTAGACCACCAAGTGCTTTCTCTGTAACACTCTCTATGATGGCATCCTTTTGTACAAAAAGATAAACGCCACCGCCAACAACGGCAAGAGATACAACGCTAGACGCAATAGCAAGTACATTTACAATTTTCTGCATGATTTTAAATCTCGTAAGTTTTCTTTTCTTTGCTGTTAGGATCAACCGCAATGATTTTTAGTGGTGCTTGTTCAATACGAATAGTCTGAGTAGGACCACCGTTACCACCTCCATTTCCACCACCGTTGCCATTCATCTTCATAGTACCGTCACCCTTTTTAGATGCAGTCTGAATTCCGAAGCTAGCTAAAACCCCAGTAAAAACCGAAGCTATAAAAGTTGGATCGATTTTCTGCTGTGGTACACCTGGGATGGCGACATAATTTAAAGTCAATATTCCACCGCTCCAGGCAAGAACGGTAATGCGAACAAATGTACTAATGATAGCAGCTTGTTCATCAGCATCGGGAAGTATAGCATCCTTAGCTTTGCCAAAGAAACCTTTCTTTTTTTCTTCAGGTTGTTCCTCGACAACCTCTTCTTTAATCTCTTCGGCCATGAAAAGTATTTGTAACTATATTATATATCTATTCAGAAGGTTGCCTTTTCTTACCGATGTTATACTTGGATTCAAGAGTCCATTCACCCTTTTCTTTGTATGCAATAACTTTAATTTGACTTAGGGGTGCAGCCTGTGTAACAGCATCCTCCTTTACAATCTCTACTAAACCCCAATCGGATAGAAGTTTGATGATACGGTTTCGACGTTGAACATCATTCTCAGATAGGTTTGCTTTCTTACCATCAAGGGCAAAGAGTTCCTTGAAATGTACTATGTAATACTGCCCCTTCTTATGAAGAATGTGACATGATTGAAATAGTTTCTTTTCTTTTCTAGAAGCAACTCCAATACGTGTAAGAGTCTCACGAACTTTAAGGAAATCATCTGGTTCCTTTAAGTTCACCTCCACCATATCATTCTTTGTCCATTGAACTTCTTTAGGTTGTTCGCTCATAATTTATCACCTCATTTATTCAGTTTTTGATGTAGTTAAGTTGGTTCCGCAGTATTTCTTGTGAGATATGTAAGTTGTTCTGGAGTCATCTCCGCCTTCATCATTGCTATTGCTTCCGTTATCTCATCCACAGAAAGAGCTCTGCCATCTGCAAGTGCTTCATTCTTAATATATGCCTCTATAATTTTATCATCTGGCATTGATTCGTCCTCTCATGGTTTCTTACCTCCTTTATTTAGTTTATCTTTAATGTAATCTAGTTGTTTTGGAGTTAAGATCCTTAAGGCTTGAATTGCTTTATCACTACTATATCCA